CAAGTGACAGGACTGGTCGGTGCAGCCATTGTGACATAGTGTCGCGCTGCAGCTTCAGCGGCTTCAATTGTTTTGAAGTAGATATCATAGTCATTAACTTTCTCTCCTAGTAACATGGATGTAATACAGCCGCCTGACACAATAACATTTGATGCCAATAGCGCACGTAGTTGCAAATCTTCGATGGATTCTAACCAAGAATGAATCTTAGAGTTCAGTGCCTTGATAATTGTGCTTCGTTTCAATCCCATTTACATTCTCCTTAAATGTCATTAATATCTCTAAACCCAGTGGCACGCGGCATGCGAGGCTTATCCTTGACGCCGTGGCCGAAATAGCGGAACTTCAGGAGCTTACCTAAATACGCATCTTTGTTCTTCCAAATAAGATCCCTTTCACTGTGTGTGAAAGCGCCAGGTGCAACTAAAATCTCAGCTCCTTTGTAAATACACACAAACTTACCCAAACGGTCAATGGCTTCCAAACCCTCCTTCGATGTAGACCTTTTCGCGTAACCCAGTTCGTCACGGTGTTTCTCATTGTTGTTGACATGTTGCTGAATCATATCCACAACAACAGCTTCGTCATCTGTGAAACGTTTCAGCTTGTAGATGATCCCTTCACGGAAGGTCGCACGTCCGTTTTTATAACGACCTTCTATACTGCGCAGCATCAATCCTTCGTAACCCTTTTCAAGAGCGTCCTCCTCCAATGCAAGCAGCTCCTCCACACTCTCTACAGGCGTATGCTCAAGTACGTGCAGCGCAGGACTATTATTCACAATGTTGCCGACACGGTGCAAACGCTCCAGGAATGGTGTGTTAAGTACTTCAGGCGCAGTGTAGTCAAAAGGGTAGAAGCGGATATCTTCATGCGGCTTGTCCACAGACATGATGTGACTCATAGTTCGGTGGTACACATTAAAGTCAAACGGGTTACCAACGATCAGCTCACCATCTAAGTGCTCAAAACCACTGAATAACTTTTGAGCGTGAATAGATGGGATAGGTTTACCCGTTCGTGACATACACACGCCATTTTTAACAACAGTACGTATACCGTCTAGTTTATAAGAGCACAACAACGGGAATTGTAAGCCGCTGAAATATTTTGGATATGACATCGGATCTTCACCAGGAGACAACATGGGTCTAAACATTTTTAAACTCCTTCACTTCAACTTTTGCAGTTCGTTGTAACATATGCAAGCCTGCATATGTCTTATATGGCTCGCCGTACACAAGTTTGGTAAAACCCGAATTAATGATAGCACGAGCGCAGTCAGCACACGGTGCGTGTGTTATGTACAGCGTACAACCCGCAAGGGCAATCCCGTGCTTCGCTGCGAACGCAATCAGATTGCGCTCAGCATGCTCCACTGTGTCAAGCGTTAGCAAGATGGGCTTATCATCTTCATCATATCCGACAGTAATCTCACAGCGATTGTCAAAACCGCTAATAGTCCCATTATAGCCGACTGCAATTATACGATTATCCCGTACAGCCACAGCACCTACTTTGAGACGTACACAGTACGACAACTCAGCTGTCGTCCTCGCAACTGTCATGAAGTATTTATCCCATTTATCATTAGTTTCCATTACTTATATACACCCCATACATTGTCCCACGAGCCTTTTAAAGCGCCTTTAGCGTAGCTCGTAGCACGATTCTCAAAGAAGTTCTCGTGGTTTTGACTTGAAATAATCTCATCAACCCACGGGAGCGGGTTCTTCACAACGTTGTGGATTCCTTTTAAACCCATTGCAAAGAGACGACGGTCGACAATATATTTGACGTATGTCTTCAAATCCTTAGCAGTGAGCTTGTGCTGTTTAGAGTCGACGTCTTTCATACGTGCGAACACATAATCTATAAACTCGAACTCCAGCTCAGACATCATAGTAGCTGTCGAGTAGATCTCTCCTTTCAACCCATCGTTCCATATTTTAGGGTTCTCCTGAATGATCGTTCGGAAGAGTTTGATAAGACCCTTCACATGCTGTTGCTCGTCGAGAACAGACCAGGAAATGATCTGGCCCATGCCTTTCATCAAGCCGTTTCGCGGGTAATTAAGCAACATTATGAAGGATGAGAACAGGAACATACCTTCTGTGAATGCGCTAATCCCTGCAATCTTCAAAGGTAGCGAAGGTAGCGAAGCGCGCGATGTATCGGTCGAGATGACTTTGTTGAAGAAGTCGTGTTTCTCGCGCATGACAGGGATGTCCAAGAACTCCGCGTAGAAGGCTTCAGGCATGCCCAAAGTTTCAATAAGGTGCGAGTATGCATCGATATGGATGGTTTCGCGTGATGCAAAACCTAAGAGCATCATCCTGAGTTCAGGTTGTGGGAAGTAAGGGAGATAGTCGTTGATATAACCACCAGCCACATCGACATCGCTTTGAGTAAACAGAAGGAAGACATTCGTTAAGAAGTTGCGATCGTCTTCTGTAAGCTTACTGCGCCAATCTCGTACATCCTCATGCAGAGGGACTTCGCGGCTGATCCAATGCATCTGCTCATGTTCCAACCACAATTCATACGCCCACGAATATTTGAACGGTTTGAATGTTTGACGACTTTCAAATACTGACATAATTTACTCCTAACCTTCGCAGGCAACACAGTCTTCTTCGACTGTTTTTGTGAATTTGAACTCTTCACGTGTAGCGGTCTTGCTAACAGACTCTCCGTGATAGATCTTGTCTGAACGACAGTAGTAAAGTGTCTTCAAACCTTTCTTCCAAGCTTGGAAGTGTACGTGGTGCAAATAGCCAATGTTGGTGTTTGCCTTGAAGAACAAATTCACTGATTGTGACTGGTCAATGTATTTCTGACGGTCAGCCGCATGTTGGATAATCCACATTTGGTCAATCTCAGAAGCTGTCTTGAATACATCACGCTCCCATTCGCTGAATTCTTTGGTCAAATGTTGAACAGAACCTGCGTTGGCCACAATACTGCTCCAAATCTCATCGGCACGTTCCTTAGAGAAACGCTTATTGATGATATCCTCAAGATAAGGATTCTTATTCAAGAATAAGCCAGAGAGTGTGTCTTGGCGATATGCGTTTCCACGGAAGGGTTCGATACTTGGCGAAGTGTTGCCCATGATGATGGACGACGTCGCATTAGGCGCAATCGCAAGCATGTGGCTAAAGCGTTCAGGTTGCTTGTGGCCGCCTTCGATTGCATCGAGATTACTGCCACGAGTCTCACCGAGAGCTTTGTTAGCACGTTTGGTGTATTTGTCATACTTCTTAAAGATTTCCAAATTTACAGAGGTCGCAAGTGCTGATTCAAACGGTATGTTCTTCTTCTGAAGTAGTGCATGGAAGCCTAAAGAACCGATACCAATTGCACGCTCTCGTTTTGCACTATACACGGCACGTTTGACAGTCTTAGGAGCTTTCTTGATGAAATACTCTAACACATTGTCCAACATCTCCGCGACGTCGTGATAGAACTGCGCATTGTCTTTCCACACATCCCAGTATACAAGGTTCAAAGAAGATAAGCAGCAAACAGCTGTACGGTCTTTGTCAGTTGCCAAGGTGATTTCCGTACAGATATTAGACTGCGTTACTTTCAAACCTAGACGCTTTTGATACTCGGGCAGGCCGCGATTTGATGCATCAATGAAGTGCAGAAAAGGTTCACCAGTTCGCATACGGCTGCCCTCAAGGATAGACTCCCACAACTGACGTGCTGAAATAATCTCAACCACTTTCTGCGTATGCGGGTCGATCAAAGACCACGAGTCGTCGCAGTCTGCATCTAGCATAGACTGCTCAATCAGCTGCATGAATTTATCTGTGACATTGATACCGTGGTGTAGTTCGAGGCAACGCATGTTCGAGTCGCCCGTTGGACGTCGCATGCCAACAAATTCGAGGATGTTAGGATGCGAGATATCTAGGTACGGTGCGAACGAGCCACGACGAGTACGACCTTGACGGTATGCCAGCGAGACTGCTTCATAGACCTTCATATGCGGCATTACACCGACAGATTTCGTATCTTCGCTGCGGATACCAACACCGAGGCCCACACCCCCACCGTAGATAGATAGCCATGCAACTTCGCCCATCGTGTCCACAAGACCTGACGCTGAGTCCTCGATATAGGCAAGGAAACATGAAATAGGCATTCCGCCGCGCTCTTTATGAAAGCTCAAGATAGGCGTGCTGTATGAGAGCCAATGCTTAGACGAATAGTCGTAGAGACGCTGTGCATGCTCTTTATTAGAACCGAACATGCGTGCAATATATGCGAAACGGTCTTGCGGAGACTCCTCGCCATCATGCATATATGAGTCCTTTAAGCGGCGAAGACCCATTTCATCGAACAGAGAGTCACGTGTATAATCTACTTTAACTGCAGATTTAGGTAGCATTTCATTTCCTCACAAAATTTCAAAATCTTCAACAACCATGTCAGAGGCTTTTAGACGGCCTGTGTCGTAGTCATATGAAGCGCCTTGGACTGTACCTGTCAGTCCTGTATAACGAGATTTTAACACACGCATCTTAATCAGATTGCGCTCAGCGTCGTTATCCGCTGTTAAGTTTCTTGCGAAACTAATGATATCAAAAGATATCTGTTTGATAGAACCAGAGCCGCGAATATCATCAATCGCTGGCAACTTACCCTCTTCGAAAGATTTACCACCATTCGGAGCCTTGCGCAGATGTGATACAAGTCCAATCCAGACAGGGTATCGTTTAACAATCCGCAAAAGATCGTTCATAACGCGGTCCTGTGCTTCGTTCCCTGTGAGCTTGTCTACGCCCTCTGACACAAGAATTGTGATATGGTCGATGAATAAGTAGCTGCAACCACTAAGACACATATACTCCAGCTGGTCGACTATCGAGATGTCGCTCATAGAGCCCTGATGGTCTAGGAGGATTGCTCTGTCCTCGCCGAACACCTTATCAAAACCGGTCTTAAGTTCTTCAATCGGTATCTCCTCCTTTGCAGGATTCTTGCCCAGCACCATGCCCGACAATTTACGAGCTGTCTCTGCTGGTGATTCCTCTAGCGATATGATCCCTATCTTTTCTGATGTGGTTTCTAGGATATGTAACATTACCTCTCGCAAGACAGTTGATTTACCACTTCCTGTTCCTGAGATAAATAATGCAATTTCCCCAGGCCGCATACCTTTCACCTTTGAGTTCACACCAGCTAAGCAGGGCGGGTATGGTAATGTAGGGACGTCGTTGTAGTTGACCAAAGACTCCCATAGCATCTCTTTCGTGATAATACCTGAAGGTATGTAAGGAGATGCTTCAAAGATCGCTGAAAGTAATGCTGAATCGCCGTGTTTTACCAAGGTATCATTGGCATCTTTCTCAGGCAGCTTCGTGATTTTGACACGGTCTGCACCTATGATCTTCACTGCAGCCTCTGTAGCCTTTTTACCAGCATCATCGCTGTCGAAACACAAGACAACCTCTTTAAACGACCGTATCCAGTCACGGTTCGCTAGTAATGCCTTTGTCATTGTGGAAGATGGCAGAGCGACAACAGGGTAGAATTTCTTGTACTTTGCGTACGATGCTTGTGAAACTGACATGGCGTCGATTTCACCTTCAGTGATGACTAGCCGTCGTCCGCCAGCATTAAAAAGCTCTTGCCCGAACAGTTTCTGTGAATTTTTAATCCATGAGAAATCTTTGGGAAGTTTTCGAACTTTATAAGCATTACCACCATCATAAGGGTAGTAGTGAGTGTCTATAGCACCGTCTTCATCATAACTTACATGTACCTTGTAAAACTCCGTAACAACCTTTGGAATGGCCCGTTCTTTGAAACCGCGAACAGGGAGTTCAGCAATCTCAGCTAAGGTTAGCCTACTCACTTGTTTATCCTCTTTAACTGTTGCTTTTTCAGGTTTGTCTGTCTTTGGGAAAAAGGCCCGACACGAGAAACAGAAAGACGTGCCGTCTTCGTACATGCGACGCGCGTCATGCGAACCACATGTACAAGAATAAAGACCTTTAAGAAGCTTAGCCACCGAATAAAACCGCGTGTACTACAGAACCTAGGACGCTAGACACTAGCAAGCCTAAGCAGCATGTCGCAACAAACCTAACTGGGGCGGGGATATTAGCGGTCTTTTTATGAAACTCAGGATCCGAGAGTACGGCCTTGCAGAACACATATGTTCCGGCAATTGTGAAACCTGTAACGAAAGACGACATATTATTTCCAATTCTCAAATATATACCAAATTAAAAAGGCTGTCAAGATGGCTGCTAACATATAGTAGCTCCTAAGTGTAAGAGTGCAATAAACAACATTGTGACAACCAGCGAACAAGCAAGCGTATAGCTTATTGAAATCAATATCAGAAGGCTTTCAGGGCAATTTCTAAAGAAATCATGAGATACCTCTTGACGTCTAAAGAAATCTGCAGTGCCAATGACGACAAATATCGCCAATATCAATACGGAGGGGGCCATCAGACCTCCGTACCGTATTTGTAGCTCCAGTCTAACGCTCGTGATAACCGCGCTCGGTGTTCTTCACTCACACCTTCTCGTACACGCCATGAGACCTTTTCAATCAGTTGATTGTACCACACATCTGTCGTAGGTGCTTCTACATGGCATAGAGACCATGTCTCAGCGTATGATAGCGCACCCTTTGAATTGTACTGTGCGATACAGACAAACTCGAACTCCTCACGAGGTCGATTATCGAGCATCTCCTTCAACAGTTTAGAAGAAGACACATACGTCTTCCAGTTGGTCTCAGGGCTGTTAGATAGTTTACCACCAACTCTGAAGAACTTCTTACCTAGATAGCAGCGCTGAAGAACATGGTCTCGTACGATGTAGATGAAACCAACACCTGTTCCCATTTGTTTATGATAATGCCAATGCCCGTTATAGAAGTTACTAACCCTTTTAGTCTCGTCTACCTTGGGCAAGGCTCCCGTATATTTCATTGAAGCTCCTTAACAATACTCCATTCATTTATTGTGAAAGAATCTGAAAGATGGTTGAGTATGTGAACCATCTTCCCATTCGATAGGAGGTAATCCTTCCAAGAGTCTTGGTACATATCTATATACATACTGACCACAACTTCTTGGAACTCCTCGACAGTTTCTGCACCAGCGA